TAGCCATAGCAGACTGCTTGGCTTTGGTCTGCTTTTCACGCATCCGAGCCAGTTCCGCCTCGACTCTTTTGTGTGCCCAATGTCCCTTGTCGTCGAGGTAGAAGAACTCGCGCAGCACCTTCTCTGCCGCTTGCTTCTCTGGTCGAGAGACAGCCTTGCAGATCGGGTAAACCATTTCTTTCTGGATCGCTCGCTCGTTGGCGTAGTACCAATCGAGCAGCAGGGTATAAGCGCCGTGCTCTGTCATCGACAGATAACCGGCATCCCGGGCGTAGTCACCCAGATGTCGAGGATAAAAGTTCATTGCAATTCTTCCGCATGATTAAGTTAAACCATGCGTAGTGCTTGACGGCTACCGCAACCCTCGCTAGCCTTGCACTACGCTTCCGCATGATTGAGCGTATGGCCACACCCCGGCCGCGTCAAGCCCCCGAAAGGGGGTTTGTCGTTTCTAGACATCCTCAGCCCTTCTCAGCCCATCGACGGGCAGCCGCTATCTGCAATTGCTTGCGTCTCTGGCGCTCCTCTGCGGGGCTCTGGTTGCGCTCAAACTGCAGCACCCGCAGCTCTGGCACCTTGCCGGTCTTTGACCAGCGATTCACCGATGCGCGGCTGATGTTGTAGACCCGAGCAATCTCGGCCTGTGATCCATACACGGTCAGTAGTTCGTCAAATGTCATAGGGTTCCTCCTGCTGCGAACCCTAGCCTAAAAATATTTAGTTAGCAACTGTTGACAGATGGATTGCAGCCTGTGCTAACATTCACCCATCGACTAGAACAACGACGGAGATACCAACGATGTACCGCTGCGACATTTGTAACGACAAGCCTGCCACCTGCGACGACTGGTGCATGGACTGCGTGATCGAGCTCTACATGAACGATTCTGCAGAGCTGCAGGACGCGCTCGATTGCAACAGTCCTCCCGACAACTTCCTGACCGCCGCCAAGACCGCGGCTGCGAGGCTCGCATGAATACTGAACTCGAACGCCTTACCCAGTCGCTGATCGAGATGGTCAGCAACCCATCCCTCGACCCGATCGTTGCTCAAGCGATCAAGTACGCCTATGTCCTCGGCAAGTTCGACGGCACCCAAGAGGCCATCCTCGAAGTGACCAAGGAGCGCACATGAGCCGCGTCTGGCTGATCGTTGTATTCATCCTCGCGGTTTATGCCTGCGCCGCGATCTTGGTTCCCTGCGATGGGGACTGCACACCGGATCAGGAGGTAGCCAGCCATGTTTGGTGATGACGATCTGAGCTGGTGGCACCAGCAAGACCTCGAGATGCAAGAGCTCGAGGAGATGGAACGGATCGAAGCCTGCAACAAAGCATTAGACGAACTCAAGGAGAGCGACGATGAGTGAACTACTGAAGGTCAACGTCAACGACCACACCGAGAAAAAGGGAAACCTGACCTACCTATCTTGGGCATGGGCTTGGGCCGAGGTGCTGAAGATCGACCCGGCTGCGCGCTACACCGTCCACGAATTCGACGGCTTGCCGCTGGTCTACCTCAAGGACACGACCGCAATGGTCAAGGTCTCGGTCGAGATCAAGGGCGACATCAAGACCTGCCTGTTGCCGGTGCTCGATCATCGCAACAAGCCGATCCAGAACCCGGACTCATTTGCAGTCAATACGAGCATCATGCGCTGCCTTGCCAAGTGCATCGCCCTACATGGTCTCGGCCTCTACATCTACGCTGGCGAGGATCTGCCTGAAGCCGAGCGCGAAGAGCTCGATGCCGGGATCGCTGCCAAGCTCGCAGCCTGCAACACGGTCGACGATCTGACCGCCCTCTTCAAGAGCTTGCCGGAGTCTGTCCGGACAAGCGCCGTCCAGAAGTTTGCCGAACGCAAAAAGGAGTTATCCAAGTGAGCAGCGACGAAATGCGATCCTTGCTGATCAGCCTACGCGACACCCTGCGTCGCCTCGACCCGGCTTGGTGCGCGCTTAATAACGCCATACAAGTGACCGATGAGGAGCTCGACGAAGCGATCGGCAACCTTGAAGAAGCATTGGGAGACTGACATGGAGCAGCGCACAGATGAATGGTTCAATTCCCGGGTAGGCAAGGTGACTGCCTCTGCCATCTCAAACGTGATGATGGACAAGTCGAAGGCGGGTTATCGTAACTACATGGCGCAGCTTGTTTGCGAGCGCCTCACAGGAGCGCCTACGGAGACGTATACGAGCCCGGCTATGCAGCACGGCATCGATACAGAGGCCGAGGCCAGAGCCGCCTATAGCGCCCGTGTGGGGCTTCTCGTCGAGGAGGTGGGCTTCATCAAGCACGCCAAGCTCGAGGCCGGTGCGTCACCGGATGGGCTTGTCGGCGCAGAGGGGCTGGTCGAGATCAAGTCCGTACAGCCAGCGACCGCCTTGGACATCATCGAGAGCAAGAAAGTTCCGGCCGATCACCGCCTCCAGATGCAGTGGCAGATGGCCGTGACCGGGCGCGACTGGTGCGACTATGTGGTGTACCAGCCGAAACTGCCCGAGCGCCTGCGCCTGCACATCATCCGTGTCCATCGAGACCAGCCGCAGATCATCGAGATCACTCAGAAGGTCACCGAGTTTCTGCAAGAAGTCGACCGCAAAGTGAATAACCTGAAGGAGTTAAGTTTGTGAAAGAGTACGATCGCACCAACACTGGAACGCTCGGCAGAGTGAAAGAAACACCCAAGAGCGAAAAGCATCCTACGCATACAGGCTCAATCAACATTAACGGCGTCGAATACTGGCTCTCTGGATGGGTCAAAGTCGCTGGCCCAACCGCCAAGGAACCGGGCTCGAAATTCCTCAGCCTGTCGGTCAAGCCCAAGGATGGCTTACCAGCAGCGCGGCCTGCGCCCAAGGCGAACGAGGTCAGCGAGGACAATTGGGACAAGATCGACTTTGAAGACGACAAGGTTATTCCGTTTTAACCATGCGCCGCGTCATCGCCAGAGGCACACCGCCCGAGCAGATCGCCAATGCGATCTCGAACATGGTCAGCCGACTTGACCCGGCGCAGAGCTGGCAGGTGACGATCGAGGCGTTCAAGCCGAAACGTAGCGATCAACAAAACGCCTTCCTCTGGGGTGTCGTATACCCCAGCATCGTAGAGGGAGGCGGGGAGACCCTGCGCGGCTGGACAACGACCGACCTGCACGAGTACTTCTTGATTGAAGCCTTCGGTTCTGAAGTTATCGAAGGATTCGGCAGGAAGCGACACAAACCTCTGCGCCGATCTAGCAAGTTGACCAAGCAAGAATTCAGCGACTACCTCGCCATCATCGAAGCCAAGTGCGCAGAACTAGGCATACACATACCGGAGCCAAACTATGGCTGACCTACGCAAACAAGCCAGAGGCCGCGGCTGCATGGTGCGGCTACCAGAAGTCTGCAACCACAACAGCGAGACGGTTGTGCTCGCTCACCTTCGGATGCCCGGCATATCTGGCATGGGAATCAAGGCCGACGATCTGCTCGGCGCATGGGCGTGTAGCGCCTGCCACGACGCAATCGACCGACGCAGCCACACCGATCTAGACCGAGACTATGTACGGCTCGCCCACCTCGAGGGCGTCATTAGAACCATCGCACAACTGAGAAAGGAGAACATCGTATGAGCCAGACTGAACAAATCTTAAAGCACATGAAGCGCCGCGGCAGCATCACCGCTCTCGATGCCGTCCGGTTCGGATGCCTGCGCCTCGCAGCTCGCATCGCAGACTTGCGCAACATGGGGTTCCAGATCGTCAGCAAGCGCGAGACGAAGCGCAACAAGACCTATGCCCGGTATACTTTGGCATGACCTTTCTCGCTGACACGCCATACGTTCGGGCCTACGTCCGTAACGAATTCCTGCACGACCAGCGCGAGGGGTTCGGCGAGTTCACTGAGTGTATGGTGTTCGGTTTTCGTGCCGAGCCAGCCCGGGTGCCGATGTTTCAGATCATGCTGGACAACGGAGCGCAATGGGCGCGCATACCGATCCACGCGCTATGCTCAAAGCCCTGCGATCCGTTTCCGCTCGAGCTCGCGTGCTGGTGGGATTCGTTCAGCAGGCATTGCGCCGTGCATCAGTTCGACTTCCTGATCGGCCACCGCGTCGAAGGGCTCGGGCGCGATAAGGTGATGCGACCTGGCAAGTATCTGTTCACGGTTGACTGGTGTAGCGGCGGCTGGTCAGAGATCAGCGACCAGCACAAGAACCACCACATCATCGAGCTCGATGCAGGGCCGTGGATTGCGTACCCGAATAACCGACTCTATTGGCAAGATCCGAGCTGGATCAAGAAGCCTGTCACTCCGATGCGATCACCATCACAAAGCTACAGCGTTGAGGGTTTGCCATGACTACAGACAAGATCAGCCCGCCCGGCGCATGGGCAAATGAGATGAAAGCAGCGCCGTGGGCCTACGGGCAGGCGAAAGACGAGAGCGTCGAGAACGCGCTTGCCGTGATCAGGGGATCGGGCCTGTGGAGACAGGCCTCGATCCTTTCC